CGTAACACGAAAAACCATCCATCGCATCAAAGATGGCGAGACAACCGACACGTTCGGTAATGACGCTCGTTACTGGAACACCGCATTTGCAAGACAACATCTTGTAGAAAAAGACGATCCCGACAAAGTTCGACTCGTTTTCGGCGCTCCGTTTACACTCCTTTGTGCTGAACTTATGTTCATATGGCCTCTTCAGGTTTTTCTTTTGTCCATGAAAGGATCCACTGCATTTATGCTCTGGTCCTTCGAAACACTTCTTGGTGGCTGGTACCGCTTAGTTAATTTCTTTACTCGTTATGCACTCCGACATACTACTGTTGTGACTGTTGACTGGTCTGGTTTTGACAAACGCGCACGACACTCAGTCCTCAAAGATATACATTCGTTAATCATGCGACCACTCTTCGATTTCTCTAAAGGATACCATCCTACTCGAGACTACCCTGACTCATCTACTGATGCAGAAGGCAAGTCAAACGAACAGAGAATTGAAAACTTATGGAACTGGATGACTGACTCAGTCCTCACTATTCCCTTGCTCCTTCCTAACGGAAGATTCATTCGCTTTCGACATTCAGGAATCTTCTCTGGTTACTTCCAGACGCAGATCCTCGACTCTCTTTACAACCTTGTTATGCTTTTCACTATCCTATCACGGATGGGATTTGACTTAGACAAAGTTATTATTAAAGTCCAAGGTGATGATTCTATCTTCTTACTCCTTTGCTGTTTTATTATGATTTCAACCTCATTCTTTACTCTCTTTAAATATTATGCAAACTACTATTTTGGCGCTGTATTGTCTGAAAAGAAATCAGAGATTAGACCCTCTCTCTACGACGCAGAAGTACTGAAGTACCGAAATCGTAACGGTATGCCCTACCGCAACGAAATTTCACTACTAGCTCAACTTCGACATCCAGAACGACGCACGGATATCGACGCTGTTGCTGCACGATGCATCGGCATCGCCTACGCTGCAGTTGGACAACTCCCACGAACCTACTTAATTTGTGAGGATATCTACAACCACCTGACACGCAAACATGGCGCTACCGCATCCCAGTCCGAACTAAACTTTATGTTTAGACATCTCGAGACCTCGGATTTCAAGCTCGACGCAACACAATTTCCAAGCTGGTTTGATACTATGGCACATCTGACCGACAATGAGCGAGATCTTATCTCCTCCCATTGGCCTGCAGACTACTTTAATTCACTGCCTGGTCGTCTATCGAAATAGACGAGTTTTATGATATTATTTCA